CATTTCGTCGTGACTTTGTTGGTAAGGTTGATGAATTTTCATTGTAAGTTTTTCATTGCGAAGTAAATGAACAGAAAAACAATATTGAAAAGCAGTGAGTTATTAGTGTCCTTTCAATTTCTAGGTTGAAAGTGAAAATTTGCTTCATGACGCTCGATAAGGCCTTGGAGACAATACGCAAATGCGTGAAGAATTCACCCTTTCGATTCGACATTGAATTTGTGACGTTGGATGTGAAGCGCAAAACAGGAGGTACACTGAAGGTTTTGAATAATTGTCGAGTTGCAAGTTCATCTCACAATCCATTTGAGCACGGTACCATCAATGTTTTGGCTGCTGGACAGACACACGAAAACACTATTCACATCAAACTTATAATGAAGCTTAACGGTGAATTCGTCAGATAATACACAAATAGAAAGCTACATCCTTGCACATTCATCAGATGGTGTGTCGGTGTTTAATTTCACAGCAGCGAAGCAGTCTATTGTTGTTACTCCTTCTAAAAATGAGGATAAGGCCGTTGAGAAAAAATGGATTACCAGCGGCACAAGCGATAAGGTTCTCAATGAGTACAAAAACTTCGCGGAAAAGTCAACGGTAATAATGCCAGGGCTTCGCTTTAATGCTGCAATGCGCTTTGGTGGTGGCATTGAATATGGAAAAGTAGAAGTAGTTGATGGCGAAAAGCGATTTGTGCCAGTTGTTATTGATGAGATTGAGGAATTTTTTGAGCGCAACAAAATTGACGAGCAGTTTTTCACTTCTCTTTTGGACCTTGAAACGTTCTTCTTCTCGGTTGCACAGCTTGGAAAAAACCTAAAAGGGGATAAAATTGTAAGACTCACCAATCAATTCACTCGTGCGAGCTGGTGCAGGTTTCAAAGAAGAGACAATCAGGGGAATATTCCAAATGTGTTTGTGAACGCAGACTTTGGCACTGGAGACTATCAAGAGTCGAACACCAAATCAATTACATGTGCTCCTGAATATATAGAGGAAGAATGGTTTGAGAGCTTCAAGAAGGGTAATAAAAAGGAATTTGCTGTGGTTTGTCGCAATCCGGACCTTGGCCGTAATTATTACCCGGTACCAGATTGGTACACGTCGATTGAAAGCGGCTGGTATGACATTGCTCAATTGATTGCAGAGGCGAAAAAATTCATGTTCAAAAATCAATTTGCAGTCAAGTACCATATCAAGATTAATCCTCGCTACTGGGAAGCAATATATGGTAAAGAGGCATGGGCTAAGTTTTCTGATAAGGAGAGATCAGACAAGAAAAAACAAGAGCTCGATAGAATAAGTAGTTTTTGTCAGGGCACGGAAAACTTCGGTGCCACATTTTATACAGAAACGATGTATGCTCATGAAACGCAGAAGTTTGAAGGACTGATTGAATTTGATGAATTGAAGAATGATTTCTCTGCATCTGGTGCTTTTATGAAAGAAAGTAATGAATCATCCGATCACATGCTTTCCTCGCTTTTGATTCATCCGGATATCATCGGAAATGCGCCCGGTAGCACACTTGGAAGTGGCAGCGGAAGCGGCAACAGGGTTGCATTCAATCAACGTGTAGCATTGTCGCTCATCAATCAGATGATTGCCCTCGAGCCTTTGAGAATAGTTTCTCGATACAACAAGTGGGGCGTGAAATTTATGGTGCGCAATTCATTGATCACAACACTAGACACAGGAGCTAGTGCGACTAAACCACAAGCAACTCTTCCTACAACATGAAATTGATTTTCTCCAATATAGAAGAGATTAATGAGGTACTGCCAGTTCCTCTTTCTGTTGATTTTGCGGCGCTAAAGCCATCCATTGAGCCGATACAGAATAAGTGGCTAAAGCCTCTCATTGGAAATGATCAGTTTTCAAAAATCATCGAATGGTTGACTGGCACAGATGTTTTAAGTAACGAGAAGAATGAATTGATTCGATTGTGTCGATATCCGCTTTCTCAGATTATTCTACGCGAGAGTAGCGATATCATCAACATCATGATTACTCAGGGAGGCTTTCAGGTTGCTAAAACCGAGAATACAGAAATTGCATCAGCAAACAGAGTCTTACTTTTCAAGGAGCAGTTGACAATGAACAGTCAAATGGGCTTTGATCAGCTCATTGATTTTTTAGAAAACAATGCTGATGATTTTACGGAATACAAAGATTCTCCTGAGCGCAAAGCGCGCAAGAAATTATTGATACCATCAGCCCGTGAATTCAATACAGGGTTGATTGGAATAGAAATCAATCATTTTGTTTTTGAGAAAATCCGAGCAGTATTGGAGACTTATGAAGCAAGGTTCCTAATTAAAGTGCTAGGTGCGGAGCTGTATGCTCACATTAAAACGAAGACTTCGAATTCTGAATCTCTCGGTGTTTATGCTCCATTATTGCCTCTTATTCAAAAGGCCCTTCCAGGAGTAGTACTTGCAGACACAATTACAGCTCTCAACTTAAAAGTTGATGAGCGCGGTGTATATATAAGCATCATCCGCAATGCGAATGAGGCACAGCAGACTGAAAAAAGTGGAGTTTCTTCTGTGATTGAAAGTCACAGGAAATACTCGAGTGAAAGATTTGAAGATTTGGCGGCACACTTGATTGAGAATGCAGAAAACTATCCGCTCTTTTCCGCGTCGCAAGCATTCACAGACCGTGGTGCTGAGCGCATTGAATCAGGAAAAAAAGGGGTATTCTATGGAATCAATTAAAAAACTGAACGTGGATCACTTTGTCACTTTAAAAGAAACTATTATCACCGGTGTGGTAATGATCATCATCTCCATTGGAAGTAAATGGGTATGGCTTATTAGCAATGATGTCATTGTCAAGAGCCTTTCTGTTATAAGCATTGCACTGATCATTATCGTTAATCTATTCAAGATTTTCGAATACATCCAAAAGAAACTCAAATCCAAAAACATCAGCCATGAGCGAAAAGAAGAAGAAGCCATTTAATGAAACGAAACTTGGCAAATTCCTAAAGGATAAGGTTAAGCCAGTTGCTGGCACCTTACTGCAATTGGGAGGCGATATCACAGGTATAGATGCCCTTGAAAAAGTGGGCTCTTTTCTTCAAGATAAAGCCCAGGAGGAAAATGAAGAGGCTTTGCGCTACAAGGCACTTCTTATTGAGTTTGAGGAGAAGAAGCTTGAGTATGAGTTGGAATTTGCTCGTTTGGAAATGGAGGAGTTTAAACTTGAGGTGCAGGACAAAGAATCGGCGAGAAGTCGGGAGATTGATTTTATGCGAGCCAACGGAGGCAAGCGCGACTGGCTGATGGGAACGGCGGTGATTGTCTTCTTATTGATGTACGTTGCAAGCTTTGCTTTTCTCGCATTTGGACCTGTGGTGCCTGATGATAAACAATACATGTTTAACATGTTACTAGGTCAGGTATGCACATTTGCAGGAATGGTAGCCGCTTATTTTCTAGGAACAACGAAGGGAAGTAAACAAAAGGACGACACGATTAAACAAGCAGTTACAAAGCGATGAAGCGCATTAAGATATCAGAAAATTTCTTTTTGGATGAGTTTATCGATCCAGCGACTTATGCTGCTCGTGGCGCTCGTTCAATTGAACTCATTGATATCCGATTAGTACATGCAATTCAATACATGCGCGATCATCTTGGACCTTTGACAGTGAATAACTGGGCGCGAGGCGGTACCAGAAGATTGAGCGGCCTACGTCCACACAATACAACGGTTGGAGCAATATGGAGTCAGCACAAGTTTGGCAATGCTTTGGATGTCATTTCTCCAACACTTGAACCTGCGGAGATTCACAGATTTATTCGTGAGAATGAAGATTTATTCCTCGGTATGGGATGGGTGACAACGTTGGAAGATCTTCGCGATACGCCAACGTGGACACACATGGATAATAGATATACCGGGATGGACAAACTTAGAATCGTAAGAGCATGACCATTGAGGTTAAAGATTCGGATAAAGAAGTATTTCAATTTGAATGGGATGCTCCTTCGGACTGGATATCCGTGGAAAAGAAGGATTGGAAGTCCTACCTTAATCTCCGTTTTTCTTGCGCAGTCGTTGAGGAGAAATCCAATAGAGAGCTCATATACTACAAATTAGTTTTGGTTGATTTTGTGAGTGCAAGGTCTGCTATTCGTAAGATTATTCCTTCTTTGCCAGAAATGTATATCCTTCCAGAAGTAATTGAATTAATCGTCAATGAAATTGAATGGCTTCGAAAACTGCCTTACAATCACAAATCGATGCGAAAGCGAATTGGATTATTTTTTGGTCCTAAAGACATGCTGATGGATTGGAGCTGGGGTAGATATTGTTTAGCGGAGGAGCAATTTAGAAAATACGTTGATTCACTTTCTCTCGAGAATCCTAAACTCGAAAAACAAGCGAGGAGTCAGCTCTTTGCGGTTCTTTATTCTCCATTTGGTTTTTGGAGCTCTCGTTCTGCGGATGTCTATAAGAAATTTGTTTTTCTCGTGAGCAGAGCTAAAACGCTCGAAGCGATAGAGAATTACAGAGGGTTAAGGCACTGGGTTCAACAGGTGTACTCTCCAGCTTTTCCGCAAGCATCAGATAACGGGGAGGGTTCAGGAGCGACGATGCGCTCTTTAACTGTGGCCATGGCAGGACCTAAATTTGGAACATATAAACAAGTTCTAGAGGAAAACATGCATAACATTCTCATCTATCAATGTCAGCTTATGGATGAGGTAAATCGTGCTAAATCTTAATATTTTGCTTGTTCGAAAAAGTCGAATCATTGATTCAATGATTAAAGAGTGGTTAGTTTTGTTCTGACTTTTTCGGAATTAAAGTCACAATGAATAGTAAAGGCAAGGCTCACTGGTAAAGACTAGTGAGCCTTTTTCTTGTCCTTTCCAATGGCATCTATTGGTTGAATTTTTGGAGTATGGCAAATACTCCAGAGAATAGAAGAATCACCATTTTTGTGAATGGAAAAGAGGTTGAGTTTTCTTTGAAAGGCATTTCTGCTGAGATTGCAAAAACACGCAATCAACTGCGCACACTTACTATTGGAACTCAGGAGTACAATACAGCGGCGAAGCAGTTAAAAAATCTTGAACAGCTCTATAAGAAACACGCGGATCAAATTAGAAATGCGGCAAAAGAACAATCATTCTATAAGAGGGCTGTATCCGAAATCAAGTCAACCTTTAGCGACTTTATATCACCAGTAACACTTGCTGCTGGTGCAATCGCAGGAATAGGTGCTGCCGTAACGCAAGGAGTAGGCATCATGAGGCGCTTTGAAGTTGCGATGGATGATTTACAGGCCATCGTCGGACTATCAGCAGATCAGATGGGATTTTTCAGATCGCAAGCTGTTCAATTTGCAAAAGAGTTTGGTGAAACACCAGAAGCCATCATTGAAGCATTCAAGCTCGCGGGCTCTGCAAAGCCAGAACTTTTGGAAAGTCAAGAGGCATTGGCTGGATTTACCGAACAAGCGCTTATACTTTCCAAGGCAGCGAAGATGGACTTAAGCACTGCCATCAGCTCGCTTACAACCATCATGAATGCCAATGGTGCTAGTGCGGACGAAACTGCTAGATACATCAATGTACTTGCGGCAGGTTCACAAAAAGGGGCTAAAGAAGTCGATTTTCTTGCAAAGGCATTTGAAAAAATAGGACCAG